AACTCGTGTGGAGTTTTAGATAGCTCATCATATGTCTGCTTATCCAAACAGTAAAAATGAAGTTTATGATTCTTTAAGACATTTGCTAAGTTCAGAATCAAGTTCTTAGCAAAGTCTATATATCCAAAATTACAGTATGTTATTAGAACTGGAAGCATTTATACTATATTTAGTTAAGTTACTCAAACACTAGACGTGGAACAATATGCATAGCTTCTAGTTCTTGAGTCCAGAGCTTCATAGCATATGGAATTGTCTTCATCTCAAACTCAGTTTGGACTCCACATGTTCCACAGTCGTAAAGGGATGCTTCCTTGTTTACTACTGCCAGGACTCCACAATTCTTACAGAACCCCGTATTGAATGGATCAGAAACATCCATCAGACGTTCCTTGGTAAACATAGCTGTTCCGTGACTCAGCATACAATCACGTTCCATCTCACCCACACGCAGACCTCCATCTCTGCTTCGTCCCTCGCATGGTTGCCTCGTAAGACTGACAATAGGTCCGCGGGCCCGGGAATTTCCAGTCCAAACTGGTTTTCCGTTCTTTCGCACGTAGAAAACGTGACCTGGAACTTCCAAACAATACACTTTTCCATTAAATTGAATAATATTTTCTGACTGACCATTTTGTGATTTATGGTGTCCGTGATTTACCATCGGATTGTTCTTATGTTGAATAAATGCAATTGTCCATAAGTTTTGAGTAGTAAATCCAGAATGATTTCCAATTGTGTAGGGAGTTCCTGCAGGTGTATGAATACGTTTGTTTGCAGACCATCCAGCATGTAGAGCAAGACGTTGGATATCATTTGCTAATCTATCTGATGATGTTGAATACAACAGTGAACTATTTGCAGTATGCCCATCACTCAGCATAAGGCCTATGATAAGTGTTTGGCATTGCTCCTTGTTGAGTTCCCAGACCCATCCTGGTAGATACTTGTTTGTCGCACCAACGCTCAAATGGCGCATATAATTGCGAAGCTGTTTATTTGAAATATCAAGCTTACACGAGTCTGGATAAAACTTATACGCAATGTTTAGCTTGGGAAGACATACCTCAAGTGCCTGTTTTAGACGCTGCTTGTTAGCTGCGAATGATACTTTTGACTTTGTGCACCATCCATCCCCGATCCACATTCCAAAGAACTTCAGCCAAGAGTCCATGTCGACATGCACTTCTGGGCAATCTTCAAACTCTGGTAGAATAAACTGATAAGGTGTATTCTCCCATAATCCATCTTTCTGATACTTTACACATTTTCCAATAATATCCTCAGCTTCGTGAAATCCATAAGTCCATTTGCGCTCACGTCCATAAGAACGTGAAACCCACATCTGGTGATTCATAGTAGTTGTTAATTCAACTTGCTGAGTTTTTAGCTCATACATTTCACCTTCATGGTCATACTCAAATGTTTGAATAGGATTAGCATAAACAACTTTTCCTTCTTGAAGAGTAGCAACCTTATCGGCAATTGTTATCTCGCTAATTGGTTTCCATCCACTCGTAGTCAAGACGTCATGATCATCTGTTAAGCAATGCTTCTTGTCGCTTACCATGTGCTTCAGTCGCTGGTAAAACGTTGGACCCATAAAGATTTCTGCCTCCATCATCTCACCAGTCTGACCATTATACATGATCTCATTGCCATAAGGATGCATACCCAACTCAACCATGTGCTTGCGCAAATCCTCAATCTTCAAATGAGAATATGGTGTTCCATCACCCATTGTTCCCTTCTCAGTACAAATCTTACCAAACATAGTTTCCATTAGCTGAGCAATTGTCATGCGTGAAGGAACTGCATGGGGATTCATAATGATGTCTGGACGCAGACCAGATGCAGTATACGGCATATCTTCTTCATTGAGAATGATGCCACATGTCCCCTTCTGACCATGGCGAGAACTTACCTTGTCTCCAATTTCTGGCACACGCTCAGATACTGCTCGTACCTTGATAAATGGATATCCATCTGAGTTTTTATCTTGCCATACACCATCAACACGACAAGCTTCTGCTCCCTTATGTGTTGTAGATGAATCACGGAATGTATAACCATGAGAATCTGACTTGAGATTAGTCACCTTGCCAATGACAACATCATTCTCCTGGATGATTGAATTTACTGCAGGCATTCCATTCTCTTGAATAGCATGATATGATGAGTTCTTGTATCCACGAGTATTTTCACGCCGTGCTTTGGCAAACTTCTCTTCCTTGCCAGATGCAACATTACGGTGTTCTTCATCCTTGTAAATAGTGTAATACAGTGACCTAAACAGACCACGATCCAGTGCACCCTTGTTCAATATAACTGAATCTTCTTGATTGTAACCAGAATAGATACCAATTGCTACAATAGCATTGTAACCAAATGGCATCTCTTGAACTTTCATTACGTTCATCATCCTCGTCTCCACAAATGGACGCATAGGAGAACAAAGCACATAACCATTCTTATCCAAGCGCTTTGAATAATTCTTTGCATACAACCCCATTGCTTGCTTGCCCATTGCTGACTGATACGTATTACGCGGTGATTGATTATGGTCAGACATCGGAATCGTGCTAGCCATATGACCTAGCATCAATGAAGGGTGAATCTCGCAATGAGTATGTTGGGGAGTTATTTCTGCTGGCATCATTGCAATACGAACTGTATCAGACTCTGCAGGATCAATATACTCAACATTTGCTTTCACCCATTCATTCCAATCAGATGATGATGGCTTTGGAAGAATTGCTCCATCTTGAACCCTGAATAGTGGCCGAACAATACGACCACCATCTGTTTCAATGCTGATTTCTTGCTTGGTAACACTCCACGTAATTCCAGAATGAGGATGCAGAACAAATGTTCTTTTGGCTTCCTTCAGGATATTGAAGACAACGGATGGCTTCTGTGTGTATGCTACAATCACACCATTAATTGAAATTGGGATACCAGGAGCATTTACTAGATCAGTAATCCAGTCTACACTAGCAGTATCAATCAGTTTCATAGCAATCATAGCAGGTGTGTGCTGACTAATTGAAGTCATCATAGACATTGCTTTCACAATACCAACTGAATGACCTTCGGGTGTCTCTACAGGACATACATAGCCAAATGATGTTCCGTGAAGTTTACGAGGAGCAAGCAGTTTGCCAGACTTTTCTACTGGTGTCTGAATACGTCTCAAATGAGAGACAGTAGCAAGATAAGATAGGCGGTTCAGAACTTGTGAAACACCAACCTTGGTTGCAGTAGATCCTGCATTGGCTGGGCCTACACCTTGAACAGTAAAGTTACCAGTAGCAAGTGCTTGCTTCAACTTTCCTTCAATTGTTGAAACTTTCAGAATCTTATATAGATTATTGATGTTCAAAACTTCTAGAGGACGAGGTTCTCCCTTCTTCCAGGTATCATTATTGACTTCATGAACAAACTTGCCACGAACATCTTTGCATACTTTTTGAAACAGCTGTCGGAACAGATGAGTTAGCAAAGCGCCAGTAGTAACTACACGCTTATTAGGATATGCATCACGATCATCCAGAGGAATCTTTCCTTGGATTGTTAGGATGAGGCGTTTGATCATGAGAGAAATCAGAATACACTTGCGGGATTCAAATGTCTGCTTAGATGCAGTATCTCCTCCAAATCGAACATGAGGAAGAAGTTCAGACTCCAAAAGCATGCGGACATACTCTTTTTTGTCTTCCATATTGGTCCCATACTGAAGGTGATGAGACAAATACTCAACTGCATCATCACGGCTGTATACCTTGATATCAGAGCACTCACGAAACGATGCAGTAAGAGATTCGTATTGCTCAGTATTGGTTCCCCATATCAGTTTTACAATATCTTCATCTGCTTCAAGCCCTAGTGCACGAAAGATAACCATTACTGGAATATCTTCACGAAACCGAGGAAAGCATGCAGTCATTGGCTGTCCAAATCCATTAAACTTGGTATTCATGCGAATTTCAAGCTTCTTGGGAGGCATTGTAAATGACTCGTGAAGTGACTTGAGCTCAACTGTATGAGTATACTTTGCTGCTGTCTTCTTAGAAGCAAATACCATGATTCGGTTATCTGCTACTTTCTCCTGGCACAGAATTGTACGCTCTGAACCATGAATAATGAAATATCCAAACGGATCATTTGGGCACTCACCAAGTTGTTCATAAGACATTGGATAGTCTTTCATGATGCATAATGATGATCCGAGCATGACTGGGATCTTTCCAAGGGAAATTCCCTCAAATACACGGTATTGCTCTGAAATTACGTCTAGCTTCTCCCCAGAATACATGCGAGTCACAAACCTGACATCTGCAAACATTTGAGCTGCATAGGTAAAGTTGCGTAAACGAGCTTCTTGGGGGAACATAGGCTTGACACGACCAGTTGCCTCGTGAATACGAGGTTTGATATACGTGATATTTTCAAATGATAGACGAAACTCGTACTTATACTTTTTTGTTACCTCATCTTGCTCATGCCACACCACAATTGGTGCAGTTGATGATACAATCAGAGGAAGCTTGTTACGAATGAAATCTTCATATGATTCAATTTGGTGCTCTACTAGTTTCTGAGGTCCCTGGTTCACAAAGAACGAACGAATTGCTTCCCAGTCCATAGTGTTTAACAGCAGTTCTACGTAAATCATTCTCTATCCATTTTTAACAAAGGAATGGAGAAGAAAATCACCATTCAGAAAATGGGAGATGAGCCCAAGCCTGCACTAGCTGGAGGGCGCAAAACTGTTAAGACGTTTCCCAGAGGTATTATGAAGAAGTCCAAATTTACTCTTAAGGGTGTATCCGACCCTGCTAAATCGCCATCACTAAAGAAAGGTATGAAGAAGCATACGTTACGTTTATTGACTGAAAAGGGAATGAAGAAACATCGTAAGACTTTAAAGCGTCGAATTTCAAGCATGTCAGACTCGAAAGTTCAAGAGGTTGTTCGTAATAAAGGTCTTGTTCTAAACCCCAAAACTCCTCCTGGAATTTCTAGGCAGATTTTAGACAACGCAGTATCCGCTGGATTTGTTTCGGTATAATTTTATAATGACTAAACTTTGGGGACCATTAGGATGGATGACTTTGCATTCTGTCAGCTTAATATATCCAGAAGAGCCAACACAAGCAGAGAAAATGATAGCAAGTAGATTTCTGGATTTATTTGCTGATACAATTTCATGTAATGCTTGCAAGGTTCATTTCAAGACTATAATGACAATTTATAAGCATCTGCACCCTAATTTTTTAAACTCTCGGCAGAATTTTGCGATCTTTGTTTTCAGAGCGCACAACACTGTAAATAAACGTCTTGATAAACCTATACCTTCTACAGTTGCAGCATGTTTAGCAACTCTCAAACAAGCAACTTCCCAAACTTCTCTTGCTCAATTTCGAACATCATATATAAATTATTTGTATCGTAACTGGAGGGGTGATTTTTCAGGAGAAGGTATGATGATTGTAACAGCTGTAAAAGAATTAGACAAGATAAACAGAGAGTATTGGTCTCCACGCGAAATACCAATTCCAGAATTAAGTGAAGATGATGTTGTAACCCCCATAGAAAAGAATGGTAGCAGAATATCACCATCTGGAATTCTCAGTTCTGTTAAGGTTGGGTTTGCAGGAGGAAAACTGAGGTTAACGAGGCGTTAGGAATCCAAGGAATGCTTATTCTAGGCTTCATTTCCCAATCAAACTTTTTCATCCAGGGTTCTCTAGTCTCTTCGTAATGTTCATCTGCATATATAACTTTGCGTCTAGCCAGGTGCAAAGACTTAGAAGGCAATATAACCTGAAGTTGATTATAGACTTTATAAGATAGTTTTGATATCATAATGTCTGTTTCATAAAACTGTACGATGTCTTGAAGCAAAGGAGCTTCTGCATAAGGATAGACCCAATCCCAATTACAGACTTCGTTGGTCTTAAAATAGTATATTGTCCAGTGAAAAGTTTTCCAGAATGCATCTACTACTGGCTCCATATTTGTGACTCCGTCTAAAATATGAAGACCATACTTTATTGAAATACAATTTGCAGATCTTCCTACTATAGCCCGTTCAAATGGCTTCTTACGCAACTTAACAAGCTCCTTTAACACACATATTTCTTTGCTTGCTGAATAATCTAAAAAGATTGCACGACCAGCCTCTGTCGTCAAATCAGGTTTTCCAGATTTGGTATAATACTCTAATGCACGACCATACCCATCCTCACGCAAAGAAAATATCCCTAAACAAGGCATAAAATCATTACCAAAACATAGTACAGACAGTACAAGATATTGCTCAATATCCATAGGAAGTTGTATAACTAACTGTTGAATGTCAAGCAAAGAAAACTCAGCTTCTTTTAGTGTTGGATCATTAAACTCCCCAGACTCTCTCAGCAACATCATTTGTGGAGCTAAATGATTATTGAATAGCGACAGCAAAATCAAGTCAGCATCCAAGCCATAAATGCATATTGATTCACGCTGATCTTCTGGGAGTTTCTTGATGTCCTGAAATAATTTGTGCTCTCCTTCTCCTGGCACTTGTGTAGGAGATAACTCTATTTCTGGAAATCTTTCTCTAATTGCTTGTTCTAAAGAACGCATATAAGGAGTATCAGGTGAAATCTGATTTTTATCAAATGCTTCTGGTTCCTTAATTCTGAACCGTCTATATCTTTGCTGAACAATCTTACCATATGGAACCAAACCATCAAATGCAATAAATACTTTCTTTGCCCGACAAACACCCAATATATGCTCTAATGCATCAAGAACACTTTTTATAGGGTCCGATCCAAGATAACGATGTATTAAGCAATTAAAATCAATTCCAAGCACATCAACTTTAATTGGATCACGAACTGTCCGTGTAATTCCAGCATGGTTACGTATCAAACTAGCAAAATAAAAAGGAATACCCATTAATATGTTATGTTTTACTTATGAAAACTCTTGGTAACAAATAAATGTGGTATTATCTTCTTGCGTTTGTGGTTATTGCTGCTGCTGTTTATTATTTTTATCCTCGATTTACACCAAAAGCTACTGGTTGCTCATCATGTCCAGGCAAATCTACCCACTAATATAAATGTTTAACTTTCTTTTAAAAGCATGGAAATGGTTATATTCTGTCTGTCGTGATATTTACTACTTGATTTACGAGCTAGTCCACGATGGCTATGCAGGTGGTAAAAGAAAGCTTAGCAGAAGATAAATGCCAGAAACGTGCGGAGGTCGTAGATATACCAAGAAGTATCTGAGACTACATGGCATTGGTGAACTTAAGAAAGGTGAACTTCATGGTTATCATGCTAAAAATAGCAAAACATCTCGTCGTAAGTCTTTGCGCAAAACTGTCAAATCAGTCGGACCTCTTTCTACGTTCAGAAAGTTAAATGCACTTGCAGTATACACTAAGAATTCTGCTCCTTCAAAGTCGAAGACAATCAAGACTGATCGCAACTGGGTAAAGAAAACCTTTATGAAGTAATAAATGTTCAATATTGTTCCAGCTCTTCTTGTTACAGCAGTATATGTTGGATTTCGCGTTTATGGAACTCGTGATAGACGTTTAAGTCCGAGCCTAATGAAAGAGGCAGCTGTCTTTGCGTTATGCACGCATGTTGTGATGTATTTATACCGTAGATTTTGGCTGCGTGAAGGAATGCAAAGCACATTTGGAGAGACATGCCCAAATGGTTCGGTCAAGGTCACTGACCCAGTCAACCCCAAGCAGACAACTTGTGTTCCTAACCCCGAGGGTAGAGCGACATATAAACCTGCATTAGGTGAAACACAGATTCCTATGGGTCCAAAGTAATTTCGTTCGTTTAAAACAAAATGTATATGTATTTTCTGTTGACTGCCTTGACGTTTTATGTGGTCGCCTTCATGGTTCCTGTGCCTTCTCTGGGCCCTGTTCCTTCTCCTGTCGTGAAGGCGCTTCTATTCGCTGTGGTTCATATTGCCCTACATAAGATGATGAAGCGTCGCAAGTAAATATCCTTGAGATTAAACAAATGTGGAAGTGGGCACTATTTAATGCAGCACTTTTCTATGTTGTGTCATATCTTGGAACAAAGAATCATGTAAGTGCGCTTGCTCTAGCTGTAATTTTTGCAGCTATTCATCACTTTCTTGGAAAACAATTGATAGAAGGATTTGACTATATGCCAGACAGCCGCAAGACAACTTGCGCTAAAGGATCTGTCCCTGCAGGAAACGGTCTGGATTGCAAACTTCCTACTGACCGATATGGCCTCTAAAAATGGATTTTTACATAACTACACAAGGAAGATTACTTATCACACAGAGGTCGTATACACGCTCTCCGTATGGTTAACCTGAACACTCGCAGTATCCCACCGTGGTTTCGTCGCCAGATCTTGCGAGAGCAAAATGGTCGATGTGCAAACCCAACGTGCTTGAAAAGGCACGACTTAGACTGGAACGAGTGTGAGACAAATCATATTATCCCTTGGCACAAGGGTGGCCGCACAATTCGCTTCAACCTAGAAGTCTTGTGCATCACCTGCCACAAAAACCATACACGCGCAGACGCAAAGAAACGCAAGAAGAAGGTAACCCAGAAGCTTGAACCTATCAGTTATGCGAAGGTTTACACTAACCGCCGTGGCAAGGAATAAAGACATCTGTCAAAACGAATTTTTACTTTGAGACATACTATAACCTAAAAAATGAGCTACAACCACTGCATCTGGCCTTCGCCTCGCGCAAAGATTGTAGCCCAGAAACTGGGGCTAGATTATACGTTTGAACCAACACAAACATGGTATGGTGCAATGGTCAAAACAAAGATCAAGCGCCTTACACATGCCCAGGCTCTTGAGCTACTTCGAACGCGTGCTGGAAAAGCATCTGTCGAGGAGTTTCTAGCTATGTCTAGACAAGACGCTTGGTTTGCTCTTGGGTGCTATACAAGCAGTGTGTGGAACGGCGCAAATGCCGTTTACGATCCGCTGTATGGACCAAACCCCAAGTATAAGCCTCGGCATTATTACTAAATACGGACTTTCACAGTCCAACTTTTTTCTTAAAAACGTATTATAAAAATACAAGATATTGGTCTTTATTTTCAGCAGGAATGGTCTTGTCTTACGCAGAGATTGCCGAAGGCGAGATATACTTCCTCAGGGGAGTAAAGGTCCGGGTTATAAACAAGCACAGCGCCATCATTGGCGTGCTCGCCGACGAGAAGTCCGAGCCAAGATACATCTACTGTGTGGTGGATGACCCAGATCCGATAGAGTCACGCACCTCATGCCCATGGGATGGGAATGCGCTGACTCTTGTCCCCCAAAGCTAAACGGACTTTCACAGTCCAACCTTTTTTATGCAAATGGACCCACGATCACCTCGAGCAAAACAAATTGCCATTCAAAACATTCAACAGATTGAAAAGCTGATTGAACTAATTAAGAAACAGATTCCCAAACCTCCAGAAAAACCTGTAGAAGAGAATGATTTTTATCGAGTTAAAGAAGTGGATTAAATGTAAGAGTTATTATATTAGAAATGCATTGGGTATATGTTCTGGAAAGCGACGAAGGAGATATTTATGTTGGTGAAACAACCAGATTATTCCGACGGTTTAATGAGCATCAAACTGGCAGAGGAGGCTCAAACACTTCTCGGATGAATATACAGAAGTTAAAAGGACTTTATAATGTTGGAAACAATATTAGTTTTTTACACTATAAAGATGAACTAATTGAAGGTAAATATAATTGGAAATGTTCACATTATTGGGGGTCAGAAGAAGATAAAGAAAATGCTTGTCGTATCGAGAATGCTATAACAAAGCAATACATCTGTAGATTAGAAGATGCCGATAAACGATTTAGTATTCGAGGGGGTACGCTAACGACAGACCATCGTGTTGAAAATTTCATTTTTTCAGACGAGTATAAGAATTATGTAGCAGAACGCCCTCTATGCTATTGTGGTTCTCCTGCTGAAGTTAATCTGACCAAAGATAAGACTAAAATATACTTTAACTGCCCTATTTCAAAACCATCAAACTGGAACAATTTTTATGGTGAAATTGAAGTTCCAGATAGTTGTAGTTTTTTCCAGGAGTTCAAATCGTATTCTACTGCAAAGGAGAAACACGAACAACTCAGAAAAAGACAATACGAATTATGGGTTTCTAAACTTCCAGAGTATGACGGAGATAAATGTATTAAATGTCAGAGGTCCGATTATACTCCGATATGGTCTGCTGGAAGAAACTATTTATGTTGCGAAGAATGCTTTCAAACACACTATGAAACTCTAAAAGGAGAATATCTTAATAAACCAAGAGATTTGAGTCATATTTTTAGCCCAGTCTAAAAACGGAATTTTACTGAAAAACTATAGTTATATCAACAACATGGACCTTTACATTCAAGGCTTAGTCAGCTCTGTCGTGAGTGCTAGTATTTATGGCACTCACGACTTTACGGATGACCTTGTCACCAAGTTTGTAGAGTCAAAGTATGAAGACCCAGTCTCCGAACTGAAGAGATATGCCTTCATTATACGCAGCCAACAGCTGCGAAAGGCACGAGATGACTATCGTCTGCACAAAGACAAGGACCGTCTTGCAAAAGACTTCGTTGCTGCATATGAAGTTCACTCTCTGGTCGGAAAGGAGTTCAAGTAAAACGGATTTCGGTCCAATTTTTTAAGTTTTTAGCAAAAATGTCTACTGCTCTTTCTAACTTTGATTTGAAAAAGATAAGGGCAGGACAAAGTCCCGCAGGTATTGGAGCAATACTTGCATACAATGAAATCACAAAAGAAGTTTTGCCACCAATTGTTCGAGAACTGGAAGAGAAGATAGCAAAACTTCAGAAGACAGTAGAAGAACTGCAAAAAATAATACTGGAAACTAAACACTAACAATATATTCCCAACGCAAATATTCACAGATTTGTTTCCAGATTTGATCGTGACTAATCAGCCTATCTCTGGACTTCAATAAAGGAAAATACACTTTGTACTCATCCAATTCAAGCAACTCAAAAAACTTGTATAAGATATACGAATAGGATAAGAAATTAGTTCGGTCATTCGGGCAATACAGGAGAAAAGGGGCCTGAATATCTTGGAACATCGCTCTGATTTTTTCCTCGATTTCAGGTGTAATAGTGGGTGGGGGATTTCCGTTGAGTCTTGATACGATATGAGCTGCATGTTCATAATACTTTGATCTATTTAGCTTCTTTAAAATCTCTCGAATATCTTTCTCACAAAGTTCAGCAACATTTTGTATGCGTCGTTTTTTGATTTCACATACAACTTCATTCATTACCTCATCTGGTATAATCGTGCTTTCCTTTGCTTGAAATTGATTTAAGATTTCGTTTAGATGATTAATCTTCTTATATGCATAGTTATTGCGTTCTTTAGGAGGATCCCTAAAAGATGGAAAATCAGAAACAACCATCATATATTCTTCTGATCCACACATAGGACATGCCAGGATACCTTCTGCAGCAACTTCTTCACGAGCAACATTACACCTATTGCAATGTTCGGTATCAGTATTAACATCATTAGATTCAGTTCCAGTGCCTAACTTCATTCTGGAAATATACTCATCAAACATCTGCTTGCGTGATGGTCCTGTCTCAATAGGAGCTGTAGGAGCCAAATACTTCATAAAAGTATTGTTATCGACATGCTTAGCAGTAATTATAGAACTGGATTCAGACTGACCATAATATTGCAGCATCAAATCTGCATTCTTTAAGAAATATGAATCTAATTGGTTTTTTTCTTTTAGTTCAGATTGAAGTGTTCGTAACTTATCATGCTTTGTAGCTAACTTAAAAACATCTGCTGTTTCTAACTGACTTATTTCAGTTTCTAAGTCTCTAATTTGATCAACTAAAGATGTCTGATTAGCCTGGGATTCACGCAAAGAATGGATAACTGTTTGATGAACAGAATCCAATGTTCCACCCAAAGATTCTTGCTTTGTCTCCCTACCCTTTTTTATACGAAACATACTATCTGACATTTGATATTCTACTTGCATGCTATTAAAATAGCTAAAAGTCCTATGCCGATCAATATAGGATAAGCTGATCCTGACATGTCTTGAAACCCTTCTTTAGTTTTAATACACTTTGAGATATCATCTACCTTGCAAGCAGAAGTTGCAAAATCAGGAGTTAAGCCCTTGTTCATAAATCTGGATTCCTCTCCACCACTTGTGGGACAGGTATAACACTCACATGCAGGAGTTGAATCAGCAGCTAAAGAACTAAATAGATGAACAGGATTCAAGCCTTCAACATCTTCAAGCATGCCTGGTAATAAACCATCAAAATTTGATGCGACGCTACCCAAGTCTTTTTTCATTGCTTCTGGGAGAACTCCAGCACCACTTGAGACGTTGTTAATGTAACTGTATCTTGGTTGCGTAGACTTATCAGATGCAGTACATGATCCACCAGTATTTACAAAATATTGATTACCTAACGCAGGACCTGAAATCATGTATTTCACATACTGAAAGATTGCCCCAGTATTTGTGCCAAGCTGACTAATTGTTCCTCTTGAACCAACGCCCAATGCTGCTGGACCCTTGATATTTTCGGCATAACTATAGCTCGGCCCCATGATAGAATCGCCTACAGCTGACGGTCCTGAAGCGACTTGGTCCCATATAGGATTTTGATCAGTGCTTGCCATCTTTAATTAAAGCATTGAAAACCTGCTGCCGAAAAGAAGTATTTGTCATCATGCACGGTCGCTGTTTAAGTACTGACATCTCGGTCTTTGCAAACGGAAACTTAAATACATCACAAACATACATCAGAGATAAGAATGCACTTCGATTAATCCCACACTGGCAGTGAACAAAAATTTGTTTTGATGATAGGTCTTGTTGAAACGTTTTCAGTTTCGCCTTAAATTCGGGATACCATTTCATAATGTTAGCGTATAAAGAATCTTCAGCATTTACACAGTAATAGTTGTTAGGGTATTTTTCTTTGAACCAGGAAGGAGAATCAGATTCTCTGGCACAATTGATCACATGAGTAATTTCATATTTTTTAACAAACGCAGGGGTTAACATCTGACCAGCTCCAACCAAAATATGTGGATGAAACAGAGCTGGAGGATCGACAAGATATCCTCTTGAACTGTAATTTAGGGATCGTCTTATTTCAGGATCCATTACTTTAAAACGGAAATACTTTATTTCAGTTAAATATGAGGTAAAATGCAAGATACTGGAAAGAACAGAAATACTAAAGACCAATTCTACACCAAGTCTGCAGTATCAAAGTTGTGTATTGATACTATTGTTTCAGATATACCAGATGCGTATAAGTTTAAGTGGGTTGAGCCTTCAGCAGGCAATGGGTCATTTCTTAACAATGTTCCATCTGGGTTTGATAAGCAGGGCATTGATATAGATCCTAAATCAAAAGATATTACACAAGCTGATTTCATGGAATGGCAATACGATTCGGATAAGCCATGCATACTATTTGGTAATCCTCCTTTTGGTCGCCAATCTTCACTTGCAAAACAGTTTATTAAACGTGGATGTGAATTTGCAGATGTTATAGCATTTATATTGCCACGTTCATTTCTAAAACCAAGCATGACAATTGCTTTCGACATTATGTTTCACTGTAAAACAACCATTGAACTCGATAAGGATTCCTTCGAATTAAATGGTATTGCATATGATGTCCCATGTGTTTTCCAGATTTGGGTTAAGCAAGATAGTCCCAGGATTCTAGAATCAAAGGTAAATCCTGTAGGGTTCAAATATGTCAAAGGTAACTATGACATAGCATTTAGACGAGTTGGAGGATTAGCAGGCAAGTGTTATTTACCAGGACAACTGAACCCACAATGCTATTACTTTTGGAAATTAGATTCTGAGTTTGTTCCGTTCATTTCAGAGATCATTGAAAAAATGAACGAACATGTTTTCCCAAGCAATACAGTTGGTCCTCGTAGCCTATCCAAATCAGAAGCTAACAAAGTCATGAATCAGATACTAAAGAACTTGTCATGATCAGCAAATGGAATGCTTCCGTTTGGATATAGATCAAGCATATCGGTTCCACTAACAAACCTAATTTTTATATTTGGGAAAGCAACATTACTAACAATGATATAAATCAGCTTTGCAGCCTTTTCAGCAAAGATGGTTTGGTCGAATGTTCTTCCCACCCCCTTCATACTAGATGGTCTGAAGCTACATCCATTTGCTGTAAATGTTTTTTGCTCGTATTTGATATCTGAATTTTTAGGATCAACTATATCATGATCCTTGCATCCTGGAACATAAGTTAGACCAAAATCTTGAGCTAACAGATGTTCTGCAAAATGTGAAAATATACGTCCGTCCTTGAAAAGTTGTTCTACGACTTCACGAGGAAGGATGTCGAATGAATAATTGCTGATTCTTCTGTCGTAGGTTTTATTAAGCTCCATTTGTTTGCTTTAATAAATCTGGATTTGTTATGATTCATTTTTACACTAAGCTATGAAACACTGTATTAATTACATATGCAATTACCATAGATGCTGCACCAAGAACAGCTGCTCCAGTGTAAGAAACTACACCACCATCCTTATATGCGTGGGGAACATAACGAAGAGCCATCTCTCGAGTGGTTGCAAGAGACATGATGGCTGCTGCTAGAAAGAATGCTAGGTAACCTAAAAAGCCGCGCACAGATCCGCGAAGAATTGAAAACTGACGGGAGTAATCTGGAGCATTGGGTTTTTGAGGGGTCGTATTTAACGGAGTGCTAAAAGGGTCACCACCACCAGTCACCATTGGTTGGAATGCAGGAGATTGAACGGGCTGCCCACCAAGAAGTTCGGAAAGATCAGTCGAGTCCATGTTTATTTAGAGGAAGTGATTTCACACGAAGCATCCTCCACGCGATATTTATAACATTTACCATCGGCTTTAACTTCTTTGTCCTCGAACTTATCTGGTGAAAGAGCTAATAGGCGTTCGCTCTTAATGGGATGATGAAGCAACATAACTACGAGGCCAAAGCCGATAATAAAGGCAAATAAGCCAACTGTTTCTTTGCGTTTTAGAAGTTTATCGATCATTTACAAGTACATTTAGAGAAACAGCCGATGAAGAACAAGGAACAGGTTCTGCTTTGATCTTGACACAGCCACTCTTAGTTGTAAAAGATCCTGAATCGCCTGGTGTAGGAATAGCAGGAACTTGACGTGTAGGAGGTTTAAAAATTGATACAACAAAGAATCCAGTTAGTATACCTGCAAACAAACAAGGGATAAAGTCCATTATATTATAGTTAAGGGTTTCCTCCATCTACTATTCTCCCACTGCTCATTACTGAGCCTCCATCTATAATAGGTCCAGAAAATGAAGGAGTTCCTCCATCATAACCAGTAATGCGCTGCACAGTTTTAAAAGGAGCTCTTGGTGCAGAACCAATATAATCGCAAAGACATGGTTCAACATACTCTAACTGTGTAAAATCTACAGGACCACAACCAGCTGCTCCACGATACAGAGTTGAAGTGAATAAACGGTGATTTGTGTCTTGGACTTTAAAAGTGCGTGCTAAGTTCTCAGCTTTAAGTTTAGAAATGTAGGCAGCAGCTGTCCTCATTTCTTAAGCTTTCTTGTTTGTTTTACTACGGGAGTTGGTTCTTGCTTTAACTCCTCAAAACGTTGCCGCGCTTCCTCTATTGACAATCCCCGATATACCACCTCTAATTTCAGTTTGAGGAATTTGGCCATAGTCGGTTCCTGGGACGTTTCGGACTGCATTTAACCATGGTTGGGGTTTAAATTCTATGCTTTCTTTCTTCTGCTGAATCCCGTGATTTGAGTATAAAAACATTATAAATAGACCAACAACTACAACCAAAACCACAATATTAAAGATCATAGAATACCAAGAGTCTCTGATCTGCCCAGACTTTATTAAGTTACCTTCTACTCGGGAGTAAGTATCTTCTACTAAATGAAACATCTCTTATTATATACAACAAGTTAGCATGGCAACTTTGACTGCACTATCATTATTAATCGGAAGCGCTGCCCTAGCTGGTGCCGCTACTCTAGCAAAAAACATGGAAAATGCTCCACCAGAACCTGAGCCTAATCTACCTCAAGTGCCTTATGTTCCTCCTACGCCTAATCTGCCTCCTCAAGTGCCGTATGTTCCTCCTGCCCCAAACCCAGATGGATACAGACATCCGATGGGTGATGAAGGTAGTCAGTATCCTCAAGGTATGTCAGCTGCGTGGATGAAGCGTGACAATGAAGCCGCTGCCGCTGCCGCTGCAGTTCCAGAACAACCAAGCGAAAATACAGCAACCGCACCAACACTTCCAGAACAACCAGGCGATGATATGGCTGGTGGTGCAATTGGTCGTCCACCTTGGGGTAAAATTTCCAGCAATGTTGTTGCTCCTGAAGTGCCTGGTGCAACTGTTTCAAGTGTGCTTGGCATCAAAGAAAACCCAGCT